AAGAAGATAAAGATGGATTTCTTTTAGAGAAACTAGTTCCCTTATCTATGGATATAAGTGAATTCTCAAGAGAGTCACTCGAATATTTAATCATATCCTCTTTAGAACAAGATATTACTATAAACGAAGTCTTTACAAATGTAATATCCGAATATATTAAAAATTATGATAAGACCGTATAAAATTAACATTACTTTTAATAAAAAAAAATATGAGATTATTATTCACATAAAAGATAGAGAAGATAAAGAATATCATTATGATATGGAATTAATGACCTCGGATAGAATTTCCGGTGATGAATTTCAAAAACTTAAAAAATTTCTAGAAGATGAAGGTTATATAGATGAAGCAATTAAATATTATGAGAAATATTATTAAGAAATATTTACAAGATAAATTAAATATATATAGTTTTATAGATATTTTTCCTTATAGCTTAAGGTTGTATTACTATGATTATATAAAACCAATTTTTAAACCACAACACAAAAAACTTAGAAAATCTATACCTAGAACTTGGGTAGACACGGTAAGTTTAATTGTTGATGTAAATTTTGCAATGATTAAAGAATTTTATGAAGATGAATATTTACTAGGAAATATAGACTGGAAAGGATCGAGCAAAGAACATGGAAATTTTGAAAAATGGTTAAAAAAAACTTATAAATATATTACAGAGGAAAAACCGGAACTTGAGAAAAAAATGGAACTTGCATATCCACCTATTACTAAAATAGAGGATATGTTTGAACGCGAACAACAAGAAGATGGCACAACTAGAATTTATCTAAAAGATGACGGGATACCATACAAAATAAAATATAAAGAAGTTCTACGTTTTGAAAAATTAATCTATAAAAAAGACACTTTGATTTTACAAAAAATGATAGAATTTAGAAATTATTTTTGGACTTAAAATTTTAAAAAAAAATATACATATGAACTTAGCAACATGGACATCAATAAAATCACCAATAATGCAAGAAATCAGAGCGGCATTAAAGAAAAAACCAGAAAAGGGCGGACCTTCCATTTCTAGAAAAGAGGCGAATAGAGTTTGGCGCGAAGATATTCTTGGAATTCATTCGGAAGAACAAAGGCAAAAAATAAAAGAACAAAGACAGAAACGCGGACATAGGAACAAAGAAACAGATTTTGAATATGAGCAATAACTCTGTAGAGTTAATAGGTTATTATGGATCAGATGAGATTATAGCTTGTTCCGCATGGACTTCGACTTCAAGAGAATTAACTCAAGAAAAAATAGATAGAATCCCTAAACTGATTGATCAGCTTTGGTCAAATGGACATGAAACTCCTTTTGAAAAGGCTACAGTTCATTTTCTTGTTAATTGTGATATAGCTAGCCACGTTCATTTATTAAAACATCGAATGGCGAGCATAAATGCAGAATCCGCTAGGTATAAAGAGTTAAAAGAAGATAAATATTACATTCCGAGTGATTGGGATGTAAAATGGACGCGTATTTTAAAAGATTATACCGAACTTGGAAATACATTGTATCATAAATCATTAAAAGAATTAGAGCCAAATATTGGAAGAAAAAGAGCAAAAGAATCTGCAAGATTTTTTAAAACTTATAATAGTCAAATACAATCAGATATAATGTTCAATATGAGATCTTTCGCTAATTTTCAAAGATTAAGAAACAATGACAATGCGCAAAAAGAAATTAAAGAAATTGCAGAGTTAATGGTAAATTTAATTAAAAATATTGAAAATAATCCATTCAAGTATACCATAGAAACATGGGTAAAAAACAAAATAATATAAATAGTATTTATTCTTCTAAAGACAGTTGATAGCAGAGAAGAATTAAAAAATTATATTTACAAAATTTTAAAATTTAAATATAATTCATTCATTAATTAAAAATAAACAATGAAAGTTAAAGATTTAATAAGCCTTCTTGAAAAAGAAGATGGGGATAAAAGAGTTATTGTAAATGGATATGAAGGCGGGTTTGACGAGCTTAAAGAGTTGAAATATGTTTGTATAACTCCAAATCCAGACAAGCAGAAGGAACCTAAAAATCTTTGGTATCTTGGGGATTTTGAGGAGTGTATCTTTACCGATGGCGAAGAGATGGCAATTTTGTTTCCTAGAACAAGCTAAATTATATTGTGAGTAATATAATAAGTGAAATTACAGAATTAACAGAAGAATGGTATCTTTTAATAGGAAAAGATCATCATAAAGATCGTGATTGTCATTGGTATATTGAAACAAAATGGAGTTATGGATATGAACCTGTATATACAGTTAGACATTGGGGTTATATTCTAGGAGATATTGAGGAAGAATGTGATTCATATGAAAAGGCATTGATATTATTGAAAGATACTTTAAAAGAAAAAATAAAAGAAGAAAAGCAGTCTCAAAAAGAAAACGAAGAAAATGGATGGTGATATAAAAATTTTAGATAAAAATAAACCCCTGCTATTTTTGGGCGACCATCATGGCAACTGGATTGATTTACTCTGGATTATTAAAAATAAAAAAATAAAAGATTGCTATTTGGCAAGTGTCGGCGATTGCGGGATTGGATTTGATAAAAAGTTTCTTGAGTATGAAAAGCTAGAAAATCTGAATACTGAATTTAAAAATCGTGGAATTATTTTTATGGGCATTCGAGGAAACCACGATGACCCATATTACTTTGGCGGCGAAAATAGAGTAGAATTTAGTAATTTTGAATTGATAGAAGATTATACCGTGATGGAATATAATGGCAAAACCATTCAATTTATTGGCGGCGCTGTTTCTATCGATAGAACAGGAAGAAAAGAAGGCATTTCCTATTGGACAGATGAGATTGTTAATTTTGAAAGAGATAAATGTAAAAATGTAGATATTTTAATAACACATACTGCGCCTTCTTGGTGTTTTCCACGTGGATTTAATGAAATGGTCTATGGTTGGGCAAGAGAGGATGCCTGCCTACTTGAAGAACTATCTGATGAGAGAGCCGTAATGGATGAAATTTTAAAACTTTGCTCTCCAAAGCTTCACCTTTATGGACATTTTCACGATTCTTGGGTAGAAGAAGTCAATGGATGTAGACATAAATTATTGAATATTAATGAAATTTATGAATACCGAGTATGAAAATTGAATTACCAACGGAAGAAAATTTTTTCAATATAATTCCGAAAACATTTTGTGGTTTAGATTCCTATTTGATTATACCGAAAGTAGACGCAAAATGGAATAAAAATAATTTACATTTTCGTTCTCTTGTAGTTTCAAAGAGTGGAGAAGTTTTATCATGCGGGTTTAAAAAATTTTTTAATTCTGGTGAAAAGTCCGACTGTTATCCAAACCCAGAAGAATATAATGATTGGCAAATAGAAGAAAAAATAGATGGCTCTCTTCTTATAGCTGACTTTGTAAATGGGCAGTTTAATATGAGGACGAGAGGAACAGTTTCATATAAAGAACAACAAAACAGTTCTGATTTTGAAGTTCTTTTGGAAAGATACCCCAAACTTTTAGAGGAATTTTCTAATTTTTCTAATCTTTCTCTGCTGTTTGAGATTATAACGCCTAAAAATGTTATCGTTATTAGACCGAAAGATGTTGAATTTCACTTATTAGGCGCAATTAATAAAGATAATCTAGAAATGATTTCTTCATCGGAACTTCTAAATATATGGAGAAAAATAGGATGCCCATCAACCCCAAAGCAATATAAATTTGATAATTTTAAAGACCTATCAGAGATAAGTCAACATATTAAAAATTGGAAAGGCAAAGAGGGCATCGTATTAACTTATAATAAGGGGCAAAATAAAATAAAGATTAAATCAGATTGGTACTGCTTTATCCATCGTGTTAAATCACAACTTAATTCTGATAATAACTTAATTGAATATTATGTTAAGTGTGGCATGCCAAGATATAATGAATTTTATAAAAAAATTGAAACAGAATTTGATTTTGAGATTGCAGAGCAATTAAAAGATTCAATATTAAAAATTTGCGATGCTGGAGAAAAAACAAAAAAAGATATCCAACACATGAAAGACTTTACTATCAGTATTCGTGGGTTCGAAACTAGAAAGCAGCAAGCAGATCATATAAATACAACTTATTCAAAATCAAATAGGTCTTCATATGTATTTTGTTTACTTGACGATAAAGAGCTTTCAAATATACAAATAAAAAATTTAATATTACAATCATTATAGTATTAATTGAAAATTTTACTGTTTGATTTATAATATAAATAATAAATATTAATTATATTTTCACTTTACTGCCCCAAAAATGAAAGAGATCTTGGAATTTTATATAACGAATGAGGTTGATGAGGATTTTGATGAAGTAGCTTATCTTAAAAATAATCCAGAAGCTAAAGATCTTTATAAATTTTACTGTTTAGTTAATAACGTGGATGATAGACATCGATTATATTA